TAATAATCTCATAACGATTTAAATCAATTGAATCAATTTCAGTTGCCACTGGTTCTACTGCTTACGTTTGCTCAGTTTAAACGGTTTCGCCCCAGGTGAACAGCCTTAAACTAAATCCGTTGTTACTTCTTCCAACCATGAAAGTCCGCACAAAATACAAGGGCGGTCCTTCTGAGATCCTAGATTCCATCTTATTTGAAGGCTACGAAATCAACAGCCTTCGCCACGGCAACACAGGTCATGTCCTGTACCGCGCACCCCGTACTGAAGACTTTGAGCCGTGCTGGACTATGGACCTTGAAACCGCTAAAAAGGGAGTTATCAAATGGAAAGAGGCCGGTTGTCCTGATCCCACGGGAGCAGGGTTGAGCACCGTAGAATCAGGTACAGTCTGAATAAAGGAATAGGGCCAGGTGGTACGACCGGTAATGACAAACACTGATCTCATGGATGATCTGGCCTACCAGATCCATGAGTATCTTTTAGAGGAGGCGACTCCTTTTAAGGGTGGTTACCTGGTCCTTATTCCAATCACAGACATTGTTAAGAAATTTCAAAAAAATCACCGCACTATCAACCGTCGCATCTCTGCTCTCAAAGATGCGGGGTTGCTAGAACCACTAATTAAAAAGACCTACAGCACCTTGTACTGGGTCAAAGATCCTGATGAGGAATTAAATGGCTGAGCAGCATAACTACACTTCAGATCTTGTCGACCTGTTAGCGTCCTTCACCGATAACGGAAGGTCTCTTCGTTCGTTCGTCAACCATCCGCAAGAGCTGTCCATCTGCATCCTGACTGCTGGCTTATTGGCTAATAATAAGTTGATGATGAACCCGGAAGATGCAGTCAAAGCCTCATTTGATATCTACGCCAGAATCCAAAAACACGTTGGCAACTATCAAAGCCTCACGTTTGCCGCCACGGTAGAGGACGCGTTCCGCCCCCACCCTGAGTGGGGCGAGCGCCCACCAGAAATCGAGCAAGATTGATCGGGATGACACGGATTGAACGTGCGACTTCTGCTTCCCAAAAGCAGCGCTCTACCGCTGAGCTACATCCCGTAACTCACGAATTATACAGCTGCTGCGACCGGTAACTCCCGGTTAAACATCTTCAGTAGAGAATGGTCGCACTCAAATGCTTTCTTTAGGTAGTTGCACGCCAGCTCAGGGTTGGTGTGCTTCCCGCAAGTAAACGCATCAACGGCGGCATAACCTCGTTCGGGCCAGGTGTGGATGGAGATGTGGCTCTCAGATAGTAGGGCTAAAGCAGTTACGCCTTGTGGTTCAAACTTGTGGGAAGTCAGGCTAAGTAGGGTCGCACCAGAACGTTCGGCTGCTTCCTTAAGCGCATCATTGATGAACTCCTCGGAATCAAGGAGGTTCGGGTTACCGCCATAAAGTTCGACAATACAGTGCCGCCCTACAGTCTCATCCAATTGCCCGTACACATAGTTTGTACTCATTCTAAAGTCCCCCATCCAGCTCGATTTGTAGTCATGCAAAGGAATTTCTGGTACGTTGCGAAGAACTGAATTCTCCCTATGTCCCCTGCAGTGCTTGAAATTCCTGCAGTAGTTCTGGCAAGAGAAGAACTGGAGCGCAAGATTTATACACCGTACTCTCGGACTGCATCGTATGAGCAGTTCTTGGATTATCGCTCTGAAGGGGATACCCGATTAACGATTAACGGGAGCCGTCATTACAAAACCCCATACGGTGCACTACCTTCTGTCACGACAATCCTGTCAGCCACTAGCGGAAACAAGGCTGCATTAGAACGTTGGGCTGCAAAAAATCCTGGCGGGCGTGAAGCTGCTGCCGCCAGAGGTACCAGGGTTCACAGCTTGATGGAGGAGTACCTTCTTGGGGTCAATAAAGATCCGGTCATTGACGACGAGGAGATTGCTGCGTTCTGGGACGGTCTTCCGCAAAACTTAGACAAGCTTGAACGTGTGGTTTGGGCTGAAAACCCTGCCAACCCTGATGACTTTGCCTGGACCATGGGTGGTGATGGCATTAGTCGAGTTTGGCACCCAGGAGTCCACGAAACTGAAACGTGGGGTTGGGCAGGCGCTCCGGACATCGTGGCTGAATACAAAGGTAAGGTCGTTCTTGGTGACCTCAAAACCAGCAACGGTCCTTACTACGCCAAGTGGCCCGGACCCGACACCCTGAAATCGGAGTACGGAATGAAGCGTGCTGGCTTCATGAAATACCAGAAGTGTCAAATGCAGATGGGGGCTTACGCACTAGCGTTGGAGCATACAGTCGGCATTGTCCCTGAGATCATCATGACTTTTGTGGCCACCAAGGATCGGTCTCAGGTCTTTGCAATCCAAGGGAACACCATCGAGAAATACAAGCAGAAGTGGTTGGACGCTGTAGCCAAGTATTACTCTGAGATTCTCCCTGCTCAGAATAAGATCGACTTAGAATTGATCGACGGAGATGCCTGATGCAAGGTTGTGCACCTTACATTGAAGGAACATAACAACAGGTTTCCTTTCTTCCCAGATCAATGGATCCGGGCTATGGTGATCTTGGTGTTTTTACCTAACGAGCGACGTAAAGAAACGTGACAACCGCAGCACCCGAGCCCACACCACCTCATAAGCACCTTACTCCAGGGCAGATCAACCTGGACCTGCTGCCGGTTGACTTCCCCCTAACCCCCTTGCGCGGGAAGAAAGCTTACCTCCCCGGCTGGACCTCCGATCCGAAAACCGTAGCAGAAATTCGGAAGGAGCTGGACGAAGGTCGGGCCACGGGTGTCGGTCTCCTTTGCGGTCAATGGAGCAACGAGCTTGCTCTGATCATGGTTGACGTGGATGGTGAGGAAGCTATCCCTTCCATCGAAGCTTTGGGTGGTGGTCCCATTGATTCGATTTTTCCTCCCACGCTCACTGTCAGTAGTGGGAAGCCTGGTCGGTTCCGGATGGTGTTCCGGGTTCCGTCCAGCAAAGTTCAGATGCTGCCGGATAAGGCAACTTTAAAAGTTGATAAGGCCCCATGGGAGATCCTTTGGAGAAGCCGCCAAGGGGCATTGATGGGTGCCCACCCCGAGACGGATGGCTATCGCACCACACCTCATGGCGGTTTTGAGTGGTGTAAGAACCTGCCCGAGATGCCAGATTGGCTATATGAGCAGGTCTTTAAAGCTTATCCATCTAGCCGGTATCGGAAACGGACCGCATCTCCCGGTAACCTGATCACGCAAAGTATCAACCTTACCTACGAAGAGGATAGCGAATTTCAAAAAGAATCAATTATTGAAGAAGCCCGCGAGTACCTGAAAACTCTTCACCCTGAACGGGCTGATGAGTACGAAGAGTGGGTGGCCGTTGGTATGGCCCTTCATCAAATTGATGACATTCTTTTAAATGATTGGATTGAGTGGTCTGCACAATCCTCCCGTTTTGAAGACGGTTGTTGCGAAGAAAAGTGGGGTAGTTTTGAACGTTTGCCGGGCGGTCACTCCCCAGAGGGGGCAAGGGGTCTCAAGACTTTACGAGCAAAGGCCAAGGAAGATGGTTATACCAGTATTGGTGGTTTTGAGGTTCCTAACGTAGAGGTTGTTCAGCGGAGACTTGCTGAGGATCTTGCCGAACAAGGCATCTTTATGCACCTTGGTCCATCAAATCTTCTGCCGAATAAGCACCTCGCTGAAAAGTTTGGTTACCACGAAGAGGATGAGGAAGATGACGAAGGGGGTGGAGATGGCAGCTGCTTCATGGGCCGTAAAAAAGGTTCACGCAATCCTCCCTCATCTGAGATTGCCAACTTCATCATGCCCATGTTCATGAAACTCGGCTGGCGGTATGACGCCAAGTTCGATGTGTTCATGCAGTATGACAAGCACCGTGGTGTGTGGTCTCGTCAAGATCACAGCAAGGATTTCAAACAGCAGGTTCAATTCCAGCTGGAAAATTTGAATCTGCCTAACGGTTACAGCACTAATTTGATTTCTGATGTCACTTCCCTGATGGAAGGGCACATCGCCCACTACGATTGGTGCACTGATCCCACTCGCCTTGCTTTCCTAAATGGTGTCTTAGAGTTAGATACCGATGAATTTGTAGAGCACAGCCCTGACAACTACATTACTTGGGGGTTAGATTTTAAATATGATCCAACTGCTGATCCTGGTCCTATTACTGAGTGGTTGTTTAGGACCCAATACGGTGATGAGGCCCGAGTTCAAGTTCTTCGTGCTTGGCTTCGTTCCTGCCTCGTCGGTAGAGGAAATGAAATCCAAAGATTCCTCGAAGTTATCGGCCCTGGTGGACGCGGTAAATCCACCTTTGCCAACCTCTGCTGTGCTCTCGTCGGTTGCGGGAACTTTGCCAGTACCACCCTCAACCAGCTGGAGCAAAGCCGGTTCGAGCTTTCCTCGATCAAAGGAAAACGCCTTACGCTGATTAACGATTCCGAACGTTACGGCGGTTCCGCTCAAACCTTTAAGGCGCTGACCGGCGGTGACTCCCTTCGATATGAAGAAAAGCTTAAGAGCATTGGTGAACCGTTTGTGTACACCGGCATGGTCATGGTGGCCGCTAACGAACCAATTCAAACGACCGACAACACTTCGGGTCTGAGCCGCCGTCGCCTAACAATTGAGTTCAATAGGCCCTTATATAACAAGAGTAGTGAAGCCAAAGATATGATCAAGATTGATAAAGGCCATGTTTCGGGTGTTTGGAAAGATTATTTACCCGGCTTGGTTAATTGGGTTCTGCAAATGAGTGAGCAGGACATGCGCCGTTACCTGCTCGACACTCAGGAACTGGTCCCCTCACTCCGTAAAGTACGGAATAACATTCTCCTGAATAGCAACAACTTGATTGAATGGTTGCAATCAGAGTGTGTTTACGATGAGAACCATGTTTCAGCGGTAGGCAAAAAGATCCCGGCGCCACGGGAGCAAAATGGTGGTCCGTCTGAACGGTACTGCAACAGCAACAGCCACTTGTATCCCAGTTACTGCTCCTTTGCAGAGGATACTGGCTCCAAGGCAGTTGGGCAGAAGCGGTTCATCAACCTTTTACTTGATTGCTGCCGTAACCAACTCGGTTTGGATAGCGTTTCTACCTTTAGCAAGTATGGTAGGCCTTTTTTCAAAGGTATCGCAATCCGAGGTTCGGATCAGAAGTTCAAAAATTACCCGACGATCCTGACAGAAGGGAAAGAAGAGGAGTAAGATAAACATTCCACCGTGTTCCAACGGCGGGTATGGATGAAGAGACCCCTAGCCCCCTTCAACTGGGGGTTTCTTTTTGCCTGTTAATTTGGAAGTTATTTCTAAGACACTTCCAATTATGTACAAAATTCCTAAGACAATGATAGCTCTTTTATAGCCCACTATTTTTTGTTCTTACAAGAAGGTTTTTTACAATTTTTGCACCAGGTTTTGTCGTTAGGTATTGGTTCCGTACCATATTCAAAGTCATCGTAATCTTGTTGATTACGTATCCATTTAGCAATTTCTTCGATATATCTTTTGATTAGCTGTGTCGGCACAGTTAAACTCCGAAAACGCCGTACCCCGGTGCTAAGCCCCTCATTTCACGCGCTTTTTGTAAAAGCATGTCACCTGATGGCATTGTAGCAGGTGGGGCATAACCTGGGGCACTTCGAATGTTTTTTATCCAGCGGTCTGCAGCTGGGGAATCAATGTCAGGTGGCACACGTATGTAGCGAGGAGCTTCCGCTTCTTTAACCCCTGCTTTCCCTAACTGTTGTCTAATTTTTTCAAAAAAATCAGGGTCTAAAGGGGGTTCCCCTTTTTGTTTTAATTTTTCAAGGTATGCCGGATCAAACTCGCCTCGTGAACCTCCGGTGCTGCCCATAGGGGTTGCAGCAATTTGTTCATTAAAGTAAGGCTCCATCCCAGTTCCACCGCCGCCTTCGTAACTGCGGCTGATTCCAAAAGACGGTATGTTAGTACCAGACTGGCTGTACTCCTCTCCTCCGCTCAGATACTCACGTAAGAAATCTCGGCCTGAAACAGGAGGAGAAAAGCCTGGATCTTTATCCCAGTTACTTTTTACAATGAATCCGGGGTCTTTGTTCCAGTTACTTTCTATAGTGAATCCTGGATCGGAATTATACATAACTGTTTTACTTAATACCTGGGCCCAAAAATCTGACCGGCGCCTGCAGGGAACACCGTTTTAATAACAGGAGTCAAGCTATTCAAGAAACCACTGACCTTATCTAAAGTGGTCTGAGGCTGAGCAGTAGTTTCAAATGCTGGCATCCCAGTAGCACCTGCAGTTTTTTCAGCCGCTTGCGCATTGGCAGCAGCATAAGGAGCACTAACTGCTGCACCTTGTTGTTGAGGAGGTGCAGGAACTGCATTAGCAGCACCAGAAAAGGAAGTCTGACCTGCAAATCCGGGAGCACTTGCAACTGGTGATGGGCTACCAGCAGCAGGGAAGAACTTACCGCTTGCCATGGCAGCACGAATTGCTTCGTCGCTTGGGCCGGTACCGCTGTAACCCGCTGCTGCTTGTTCAGCTCCCATTTTCTTAGCGTACTCACGCTGAGCCAGCATTGGGTTAGCTGTTGCCCATGCCGCCATGTTCTGGGCATCTTTACCCTGCAGACCTTTAGTCAGGCTTGGAATAATGGATTCGATATCCCGACGACCAACTTGCGATTCGGCTGAGTAAAAATCTTTCAAGCTGGCAGGACCTTTAGCGCCGGTCGGAGTGAAACCGGTCGGTAAGGTCGTTTGCATTGCCAACTGTTCGACACCAGCAGGGCCGCCGTACTGAGACTTCAGACGGTTGTACTCTTCGTCGGCTGCTTCGAAACGTGTGTTGGGGCTGGTGATTGGAGCAACGGTTCCGGCTCCAGGGAGTAATGGCGCAGTTGGCGCGTTCTTAATGCGCTCAGGGACATAAGGACCTTGACGCTCTCCCTGTGCATAGGCTTTTTTTGGAGCAAAAAGAGAACCTAAAGCTGCGTAAGGGCTGTCCGCAACAGCTTGAGAACCAAGAAAATCACTGAGGCCGCGGCCAATGTAACCCCCTACCGCAGCGAGAGGATCCTGTGCCTTAGGGGTAGGTACGCCTTTAGCTGCGTAAGGATTAAATCCAGCCACTTACTTTACAACAATTCCTTTACTACAATACTAATACAGGTCAATTGAACATCGTCATGGAAGTCATTCAAACCTTTCCCAACGGTTCTACTATCGAATTTGGTGAAGATTGGCACGGTAATCAAGTCCACCGTGTGTGCAATGCGTCTGCTTCGATGTGCAGATACGCGGAACCGTATCATGTAGCAATCACATATGCAGCACAATATGAAGAATATTTTAAAAAAGTCTAGTTTTGGAACTATATTTTAGGTAGGGGGCCTTATTGAGAGGGGTTGAGAATGGCTGCAGCGCAATGGATTTGCGGTTAACGTACAATGATCACAACTTTTTCCGGTATTTACTACGGGTGAAGTAAATAGGGGTTATTTTTTGTAAGTGAAAACGATACTTCAAAATTGAAGGGGATTTTGAATTACAGGAAATAACCCCTCTTTACTTCTACTAAGGATTTATAAGCCAAAAACCGTGATCATCGTACGTTAAACTTGGTCTCCCAAAACTCTTGACGCCGCAACGGGTTTGCGCTACCGTAAAACTGTCCGAAAATTTCCCCTACTATGCAGGACAGGACCAGGCAAGCGTTGGATTTTTTTAATGAGTGTTCTTTGACACGTGAGGATTTTCTTTACTTTTGTGAAATTCTTAAACAGTTTTTGGATACTTTTGGTACAAAAAATTGCTGGTGTCTAAAACGTGTTTTGAAGGGGTCCGTTCAACACTTCTCTACAAGTCACTCCACGCGTCCTCTTTTTAAACGTACTGATGCCAGGCCCTTGGTGCTGGCTGCGGTGGGTCGTTATTCGACCGAGAATAACTTTATGATGGTGCGGCGCCACGAGTGTGGTTCAGTTTATTGCATTAACCCAAATCATTTTTACTGGGGTACCAAGCAGGATGTGTGTCTTGAGCGGGGTTGGAGGAAAAACAGTAAGGTGACACCGGAATTGATAAAGGAATTGAGGCTCAAATATGAGTCTGAAAACACGTCCCTCACTTCTCTCGCCAAATCTTACAAACTCCCCTATCATGTGGTGCGTAACATCTGCCGGTACATCAGCTATGTCTGAACAACTATCAGCTGTTCAATGTCCCTGGCATAAAAGGAATCATCCTGGACACAAAGGAAGGTTCGGTTTAATGGGACAGTGTCTAGATTGTATGGATGAAATTGAAAAAGGCAGATGCGAGGTTGATGTAAAAAACTTTGACTTTGATACTTATTGGCAAGTTAAAAAGTTTTGGGACAAAGTAGATATCAAAGGACAAGATGAGTGTTGGAATTGGCTTGGTGCCACCAAGAAAAACGGAACAGAGACACAGGCTTACTTCCCCGCTCCCTTCTTTAGTGGGAAGACGCAGTCTGCTGCTCGTGTTGCGTTTTGGACTTCCCGTGGGTTTACTGGAAAAATGCGGACTTTCCACCAACCGGGGTGTAGTATTTTGTGCTGCAATCCACGCCACTTAAGACTTCGGGAGGTAGAATCAGTGCCGGTTCCAGCCGAAATTTCTACAATAAACCTCAGTTATGGCAACATCTTCCAACACGCAAGAGCAAACAACCTCCAAGGTGGACTCGAAACTCAGTCAAATCCTTCCGAGTTGCTGGCACCTGCCGAACCCTAAATATGCAGGACACGTTCGAATTGGCCACGAAAGCCATTTTACGGAGTGGTTTGACACCAAGGATGAGGCAGAGTTGGAGCGGAGATGCCTTGAAAAGCGTTTAAGTTACGAGTTGATTGAAACCGTAGAGGGTAAAGGCTATTATCCCGAGCGTGCTAAAGTAATAGAAGAAAAATATCAAGCTAGTGGCAGGACTAACGGTCTTTACACAGGCTTAAATATGAAAGATGCCGAGATTTCTAACAACAATTCCTGAGAACCTGGGATTTTATAATCTCGGCAGTGTTCAGGCGTACCCTACAGGTGGTACGGGGCCGACAGCATACGGCCCTACCAGCTATTTTGGAAGTGATCCGCTCCCTGAAACTTTAGGGGATAGCATAAATAATCCTGCTGATCTTGGGGATTTTTCGGCAATTTTTCGTACTATTACAATCAGCAATACCCACGGCGGATTAACACGTAAACAGTCTTCTTTTTATAAAATCAGGCTTAATCGTTCACGTGCTATTAAATTTTCACAAAATAATAGCCCTACAGCTTACACAAGCAATACTAATAGGAACACAATAATTTCATTCTATAAGGTAGAAGAAGGCAATCATCGGAGAGAGCTGCCAATTAATAATGCAGGCTATGTCTATACGACAACCGGCGTCGACTATGACGACAACGTTAACCTGAACGGTGATGATTACCCGGTAACGCTGCTGCCCCCTGGTGAGTATATTTTCTTAATTACGAACGATATCCGTTACCTGGAAACAACATACTCGTTTTCATTGACGAGTCTGAACTTGGATTGGCGATATGTTTATGAGCCTTTGGATGAATCAATTAATTTTGAGCTCATCACTGAAGGTGTTAATGCATCCATTGATTTTGGGTTTATTGTCGGTTAACCTAAAAGCTGCTACACTATTTTGACTTCCTAACCAGAAAAATGAAAGTAGTTACCATCCACCAGCTGGAAGAAAACTTCGATGCAATTCTGGATGACGTAGGAACCAATAAAGAGCACTATAGGATTCAGTGCAAAGAAGGGGATGTCATGCTTATCCCTATTGAATCCTACGATGTTTTAAAAGAGACTTATAAAGAATGGGTGGAAGAGCCTCAAAACATGCTGGTAGAAGGATTTGATCCTTGCCAGCTGCCGGTTGAATATATTGCTGAGGCAGAACCTAGAGATCTATCTGTTTAAGCCCTAAATCACACATATCTTTGTGCACTGTCACTAAGTGTAGAGTCAGGTTCGGTTTTTGTTTCCGTGTCTGGTTTATCGGCTTCAGCAACTTTTTTGGCTAACTCTTTGGCTTTGAGAATACGGTTTACCCTTGCTTCCTCATCACGCTGGGCTTGTGCTGCTTGTTCTGTGGTAGTACCTACGGCCCAAGACGGAGTGGAATCAGCTTTGGCAGGGTTTTCTATTGTCCCTGTTGGCGTAACGCGGTCAGCACTTACGCCAAATTTTGCTTGAGGGACAGGACCAATTTTTACATCAGTTCTTTGATCAAGCCAGTCTTTAATTTCGGCGTCTGAGTAGCCAGCAGCTTTAGCAGTGTCGTAGTCTGTGTTATTAAAGACGTTGGGGTCAATGCCAGCAACAGTAGAAATTGGTGCGCGGCTGGCTTTCCGAGCCTGTTCTTGTGCGGATTGACGTGCAGCATCGTATTGACTGCCCTTCGGCAACGATGCAGCATAAGAAGAAGCTGCCTGAGCCTGGATGGCTTGCTGGCGGGCGCCAATCTCTGTGGGAGTACCGACTTGCTGATAACGTTGTGTTTCAGCTGCTTTCCTATCAGCCTTGATCCGTGCTAGATACTCACCAGCCCTTGCAAAATCTGTCTCTGGGATGACAGATTTGTACAGTGTAGGGGCCGCAGGGGTCGGAATATACGTTACGGGAGCTGAAGGTTTTGATCCCCCCATGACTATTTTTTCATATGAACTTCTATAGTGATTCTATCGTTAACAAACCCGTAGAAATGCTGAAGCCCGACGAAGCCGAGAGGCCCCAAAACCAGGATCAAGAGCAGCTCTGCGTAAGTGATGTTGCGTTTCATGGAAGTTATAGCCCTTATAAGGAAGAGTTTAGCGAACTTCTAGCAAAAGTGTCCACCAAGGTTTTAAAAAGCGAATTGATGACACAGCAGCAACGAATATTAGCACGGGCTTTATGGGAAGCCTGTAACTACGGCGGGCGTCCTACTCCAGGGGATCTGAAGCACATGGAACCTGAACGCATGTACTGCGAATGGGTTTTAAAAATTGATCACGAACAACAGTGGAAGAAAGCTAAAAAACGCGTTAAGCTATCTGCACTTACAGAAAATTCTTAGCGGTAATGGAACCGGAATTCTTAACAGAAGTAGAGGAGAAAACGCAAGACAGCTATCCTGACTACGTTGTAAACCCTAATAAGTACCTTAGTTACCGGTTCAATAAGCTAGATATTGCTGAGGTAACGGTTGAGAATTATAAAGAAAAACTGGTGAATTCACTGGCACAACAGGTGAGCATGTTCTTACCACCGTCAGGAAGTTTTGAAACCCCCGACCTTCATCGCTATCTGGAGCTGGTAAGGAGTTACGAGACTAGTACAAATGATCTAATTCTTGGTCTTTCATTGGCGGATCAAATCAGGATTTGCTTCAGCGACATGAAACCAGCCACGATCTGTGAGCGGTTTCCCGATATTGATTTAGCCACAAAACGGCGGTATCGTTGTGTTGCTGAGTACCTTATTCGCCAGGAAGAATTGGCCAAAGTAAAAGACGAACAAGGAAAACTGGTTAAAAAAACAGGAAACCTTGGTAAGCTTGTGGTCATCTACCAACCCCTCCCTAAAATTCGCCAGACGTTACAACGCTCTGGACTTACACAATTTATTAAAGATGACAGACCGCCGCAAGCAACTGATCTCAAAACTACTCCTGTCGACGCCAACTGAGACAGAACGTCAGCTCATGCAGCTGACCATCGAACGGATCTGCGCAGACATGTGCGACTTCTATGACGGGTTCTACGCCTTTGAAGGACCTGGTGCGATCGTATATGCGCCACGAGCAGAACAAGAAGAGAACACAATGTTCTACTTGACTGTTGATTGTTTAATCACTGCCCTTAATGATTTCAACAGCAGGGACATGACGGGGCCTGCTGAAGTCATGCAAAAGGCTATTGCTCGGGCCGAAGCTCTTGATGTTGAAAAAGAAGCTTTATTTATTATTCAAGATGAAGAGTACATGTCACTAATTCATTACAAACGTGATAGCAATACCGGTCAATTTGTAACAATGTAATGGCGCATTGGTATAGAAAATTATTACTGCTTCGGCAGATAAAAAATATTACCGATGATTGGCTTACCCCTGTTGATTATCTTCCTTATATTGATGCCTTACTGGACGACATTGACCTAGATCCTTGCTCAACACACCTTGCCAATAACCAGTTCTTACGTGCAAAGAAAATCTATACTTTAGAAAATGATGGATTAAATATTGAAGAACCATGGACTGGTAAGACCTATTTATTTCCGCCTACTTACGGAAAGTGTTCTTATAGCGAGAAAAGAGGAACGTGGAAGTGGTCTATGAAAGCTCACGGACGTTCTCAAATTCCATCAGTTACTTGGTTTAACCGTTTGGAGAAAGAGTGGAAACTTCGAAATATACCTGAAGCACTCTTTTTTACTACAAACCCTGAGATGATGCGGACGTGCCCCGATATGTGGAAGTACCCTGTTTGCATACCCCACAAGCGGGCAAATTTAATTCATGGTAGGGAACTCTACACACTCAGTCAACCATTCACCTGGGGGTACTTTATTTATCTTCCTAGACTTGACCTTGGGTTTAATCAAGCAGACAGGTTTGTAAAAATTTTTTCTAATATAGGTAATATTATCTGTTAAAAAGCGGCGCCCTGAACGCATTTTTAAACGAATACGTACTGTCTCCAGGTCCTGAAACAACAAACCTGTTGTCTTCTTTACGTTGTTCCGTAGTATTAGGATCTTGCTGTTGTCGTTGAGCGCCGATAAATTTCTTTAAGAACGCCTTACCTGCATTGTTATCTTTCGCTCCTTTACCACCGTGGTACCTGGAGTCAACGGAATAATCTTGACTTGTTTGAATGCTCATTGTAATATTCTGCCAGAGCTAAACACACTATGACCGCTGCAACACTTTTTGGTTCTTCAGGTGAGGACTACCTTTCATTCAACGCTGTTGGTAACGACGGCATCAGCTTTTCAGGCCCAAGTTATTTTCCAGATCTAGTCAATTCACCAGCTCACTACACGGGCGGAGATATTGAATGTATTGATGCGATCAAAGCCTCGTTGACAAAAGAAGCATTTCGTGGGTACTTAAAAGGATGTATTCAGAAATACATTTGGCGGTACGAAAACAAGGGTAATCCCAAACAAGACTTAGAAAAAGCTCAGTGGTACATCAACAAACTGCTTTCTACTTATGACACAATCGCATTTTCATGATGTTTTAGCCAACTATGGAGAAGACCTACAAGTCCTTGACATGTTGGATTGGATTCAAGATTCTAAAAATTCCTGGGAGAACCTAATCCCCCTTGCTCTTGATTCCAGTAACGAAAAAACCGACGAACAACTTCTTGACTAGGATCCCACTCCAGCAACTTTCGTTCGAGGTACTCAATTGCCTTGATTTGATTAGGAGTTCCTTTGTAGTTATCTGCAACATTTAGCAAACACTGCTTTAACTGGCAATTGTGTTTGATGAATAAAGGAACTTCTTTATCAGCAGCTAGATAAGTATTGAGCTCAACTCGTCGCCGTTCTCGAGTCAGCTCAGAATAGAAATCTTTACGGTTGATGTATGGGCTCCACTCACGAATAATTTCTTTCCTACCAGCTCTTGAATTAATTAAGCTAAGTAAGACAGATTCTTTAAAAGCAGGTAGCCCTACACTATGAGCGTAGCTAAGGACTGCAGCTTTTTTCTTTTCGTTTAAGGGCATCACCACGTAGTGATTGACCTGTTTAGAAAAATCTTTCAGGTCTATCACCAATTGTTTGAAAACCTCTGCTTGGGTAGCTTTTTCTCTAGGGCCAACCCAATGCTTATTGATCTTGGTGCTGCCATAACCAATGCGCCAGATATCCTCATCTTCTTCCTGGTAAGAAGCAAATTGGCCAAAACCTAAGTAGGTCCTGGCCGCTGAATATCTCGCAATTAGGTCGATTCCCAGCTGCGTTAGAAACGGGTAGTTTCCCCAGTCGTCAGCTTTTTCTTTTTTCTTATGGGACGACAACGCTGCCGTTGTAGCTGACCTCACTATACCCGTCAAGCGTCAAAAGAACAACGTAATCTTTGGATGCATCGGTGACGGTCACAGCAACAACGCCTTTACCCTTTCCGTTCTTGGCAATGTTGTTGAACTTTAGGTAGCCTGTAGGCGCATTGCTTGTGAGGTAAGCATCTTCTTGGAAGATTTCAATGTTGTCAACACCAACAGAGCGATCAATGGTAACGATGATGTCGCCAGTGGAGCCTGGATTGACGCGGAAGCCGCGAATATTGATGCCGCCAGTGCTATTGGCTGTGGTATTACCTAGATAAGTGATCTCGGTACCGCCGCTAACGCTAAAGGTGTCGAGGGTGCCTTTAATAGTACGTGTGGCCATTGCTATTAGGAGAGTTGACTTTGAGTTGCGTAGTTAAAGTTGATCTCGGCATCAATGCCATGTTCTTTGAGGATGTTGAAAAACATCTGCCGATCCATAGCTTTTTGGTGCAGCAAGTCAATAAAGGCTTCTTCCAGTTCATCCCGGTCCAAGTCCTTAATTGCGAAGGCGGCTGCATGGATTGCAAATTCACAATCCATACTCAGTCCCAAAGCATTGGCGTCCATGCTTGATCCAATCCGTGATTACATCCTAACAGTTCTGAACTGAATTGCAATCAATCGATCTTGTAGGGAAGTTTCTGCGGTGGAATATATTGCTGATCCACCGTAAAAGAAGGGTAATCAAACGCGCCATCAAAAACGCCAGGTATTAGCTGGGGCAGCCTCTCTGTGACGTAACGCTGGAGATGATGTGCTGGCTGGTCGGTGGTGTTCATAGGTCTTTAATTTTTGGTTGAGAAGCAGGTTGCTCAGTCCATAAACACTGCCAAAAACCAGGCTAAACGTTAATACAATAAGTTCCACTTGCAAAGCTGCTTCTAAGCTCCTATATTCTAATCATCTATTTCTTTAAAAAATGTCTGAGCACGATCCCGTGATGGAGCTGATGCGAGCCGCTACCAGTGGCGTCAGCAAGACGCAGGCTACAACTTATTTAAAAAAGCGACACGGACTAAACGATCAAGACCTAAATCAAATTTTAAACTTGTGCGGGTTTAATAAAAAACCAAACAAAATTAACTATGACGTTTTTTACAATTTACCTGTAACGCAGAAAGCTGACAAAATCCCCTACCCTTTTACGCAGATTTACACAGTAAAAAACTTCTTTTCGATAGAAGATTGTGAACAGCTTATTAAAAAAATAGAAACTAGACTTAGGCCTTCAACCATCTCAAATCCAAAAGATGAGCAAGTTACATCAGAGTATAGAACAAGCAGTAGTGCAGACTTTCCGTATTACGTTGATCCGTTTTATTTAGAAATTGACAATAAAATTGCTAATTACCTGGGGGTTACTCCTTTTCTAGGAGAAACCCTGCAGGCACAGAAGTATAAGCCGGGGCAATATTATAAAAAACACTGCGACTATTTCACTCCAGGATCCAAAGAATATAGTACTTACACAGAGTGGATGGGCCAGAGGACGTGGACCTTTATGTGTTATTTAAATGATGTAGAAGAAGGTGGCGAGACGTTCTTTAAACATTTAAAATTAAAAATTAAACCACAACAAGGGATGGCTGTGATTTGGAATAACTTATATAAAAACGGCGTCCCTAATTACAAAACACTTCACGAAGCGTGTCCACCTATTAGTGGAAATAAATACGTGATTACTAAGTGGTTTAGGAGCTGGAGCTTAATTTAGTTTGCTGCAATTTGGAATGTTACACGCGCATTGTTACCACCTGTTTCTTTTAAAAAGTTTGCTCTAACTTTTTGAACAGGAAATCCGCTTACATTGTAAGCATAGGTACCATTTTCAGTAATAGTGTTAGAAATCATGGCACCAAAAGTAACCCCATCCATACTTCCGTCAAGTCTGACCACTACGCTAGTATCAATATCTTGCACCGTAACTAATAAAGTATAATTCCGAGTGGAAAGATAGTTAACTGTGTATACGTCATAAGTTTCAGTAACCCCTGGAATGCACAACGTGTCGGGTTTGAAAAATACTGTTTGTTGATAGCTTTCAAAATAACTCACGAGCGGTTGCCTAACTTATCCCCCTATATTACGCCCACGGACCCACGGACGTGCTGGAGCCGGCGGCGCCGATAGGCCAGATGGCGAAGTAAGCGCCGGCAGTGGTCGTATAGGCACCACCTGGGGCAGCACTCATTTGGTATTGCGGGATAAAAGTGCCACCAGCATTAATGCTGACGGTGCCTTTCAATAAAACCGAAACTGAAACGGTTGCAGCCGAAATACCTGAAAGTGCAAAAAACGTTGAAGCTGAAGTTGATGCGCCTAAAAATCCCGTTCCATTAGTTGGCAACGCAGCGGCAGCGCTAGAAAAGATTGATTCCGTGTAAATGTTGTTCAGGGTTGCTGTGCCGCCAAAGCCAGTGCCAAAGTTGTGTGATGTGGTTCCAGCGGTTTTGGTGAAGGTTACTATTGCTTCAAATGCATAGACCGTACTGGCAGTAAGTGTAACCCCGACCCCAAAAATAGATTGTACTGTACTGACATTAGACCCAGCCAAACTTGTATTGAGCCGATAGAACATCATTGACGGCGAAACGCCTCGCGCACTGGGCGTTGAATAAAAAACTTTTCCGTCGTACTCCATCGCACCAGCTGTTGCTGATGTCAAGTTGGTGCCGGATTGAAATGTCAGCGGAGACAGCGACGTGGTGCCAGCCGCTAGCGTTAAATTGCTGGTTAAAGTTCCTCCAATAAAACCGCCACTGCTAGCGGCTGTTATGCGACCCTGTGCATCAACCGTCAGGTTGGTACTGGTATAGCTACCTGCAGTAACTGTTGTGTTAGCCAACATCGCAGCAGCTACGGTACCTGTATCACCAGTTGAAACAAGGTTCCCAGTATTAGCAGGTAGTGTCAGTGTCCCTGCTGCCGTAGCAGATGCAAGAACTGTGGTGGTGCCTGAAGTGGAGCCACTGAATCTGACTCCTGTGGTACCAAAAGTTGGAAGCGTTGCTAAGACAACAGACCCAGTACCAGTGACTGCTGTAATGGAAGTACCATTAATTGCAAAACTGTTGCCAGTCCCTGCAGTATCAAATGTTTTATTTGTTAATGTATCTGTAGTTGCTTTGCCAATTAAAGTATCTGTTGCAGC